CGATCGGCCCGGCCGCCTTGCGGAGCAGTGCCGCGTTGGTCAGCATGTTCGTGTTCTCCCTCGCGGCCGTGGCCGCCTTCCTGGTGGCCTGCTACTCGGTCGTGAGGCGGGCGTACTCGATGAACGCTCGGGCCTTGCCCGTGCTCGCCGCGGTGTCGCCCGGCGTGTAGTACACGTACACGTCCTTGGCCGCCGTCTCGGCTGCGAATGGCCCAGTCGCCGTGGCGAGGCTCGCCTGGCTTTCGTCGACGGTCGCGACGTAGTCGTCGGCCGTGGCTGCGGCGATCGCGCCCCAGCCGACCGTGAGCAGATTCGACGTCCCGGCGTTGAACGCCGTCAGGACCTCGACCCAGGCCCGCAGGACGACCGAGAGGGCCGGCAGCGAGCAGATGAGCTGGCGGGCCGCGGCGGCCGAGAAGGTGATCTCCGCCTCGGCGATGGACGTGGCGCCGGCTGCGCCGGCATGGTAGGGGCGGGTGCGCTGGGAACCGGCCATTGGTGTGGTCTCCTGTTTCTCGCGGTCGCCCGCGCCTTATGCCTGCTTGGCCCAGGTGCCGACGACGGCCTCGATGACCCAGCCGTCGACGCCGTCGCAGTAGATCCGGACGCTGTCGCCGAGACGATCGGTCGCCCCGGTGTTGACGAGGTCCTTGTCGTCGGTCGAGGTCAGGCCGTTGCCACGGATGTGATCTGCGGCAGCCGGGCTGATCGAGAGGCCCGTCCCGGTGCTGAGCGCCCCGGTCTCGAACTCGTACTCCACGCCCTTCGTCGCAGCCGCGGCCGCCGGCAGGGTGAAGACCGCGTCGACGGCGCCGACGAACCTCTGACCGCTCTGGGCGGCTGTCAGGTCTTGCGTGGCGGCCGCCAGGTTGATGACGCGCCGGATCCCGCTGACCTGCTTGTTTGCGTCGAGGATCACGGCCTTCGATGCCGAGGCCGCGCCGGCGGTCGCCCCCAAGAGGACGTCGTCGGCGTTGCTCTGCGCGATGAGCTCGTCGACCTTCGACTTGGCGTCGTAGGCGAGGCCGTCCGGCGAGCTCGTGCCGGAGGCCCCGAGGGCTGCGATCGTCATCTCACATGATCCCGGCGAAGACAGAGGCCTTCTTGACCTCGACCCCGCCGTCCTGGCCGACCAGGCTCTTGCGGACCCCGCCCGAGCCCTCGACCTTCTCGAGGCGATCGGCGAGCTTCTCGATCACCGCGGCGATCGTCTCGAGCGTCACCGGATCCTCGCCCTCGCCCTCGCCGGCCGTCTCGACCTTGACGACGGGCTTGTCCTCGAGCGCCGCGATGCGCTTCGCGATCGGCTCCAGGGCCTCGGTCATCGCTGCGACCATCTCGGCCTTGTCCACTTCGACCTCCTCGGCCGTATCGGCCGCTTCGTCTGCCACGACATCCGCGACCTCGGCGAGGACGCTGTTGAGCGCTTCGGCTGCGGCGTTGAGCCGCACGAGCCGAGAGGCGGTGATCTTCTTGCCGATCTTCCGGACGATCGCGCCCAGGCGGCGCTGATCGGGGGACCCCTGGTCGCCCTTGGCGACGGCCGTGCCGGCCATCTGGGCGAGCAGGTAGCTCTTGAACTCGTCGAGGTCCTGGGCGACCAGCGCCGTCTTGGCCTCGAGCGTGAGGGCCTGGCCCGCCTCGTCGTAGGCGTAGACCACGGACCAGAGAACGTCCTGGAGCGTGTAGAAGCTGTCGGACAGGGCATCCGTGAGCTCCTGCCCTGCGACGACCTCGGCGAAGGTGGCCGTCTTGGCCACCGTGTGGCTGTGGTCGGCCCCTGCGGCGTGCATGGCCGTGTGCTTCTTCTCCATCGCGGCCATCGACATGTTCGCCACCGCGATGTCGCCCAACCCGTGACCGCTGGGCGTCTTGGCGCTGAGGTGACTGCGCATCGCGGCGTCGGCGGTCGGCACGGCGCTCTTGACCACGCTATCGATGCCCAGAGCCTTGCGCAGCCAGGCGATCACGCCAGCGGGCGCGTCGGCCGGGTCGGTCATGGATCCCTCCTCGTCTCGCTTGAGCACGGCCAGACGCCTCGCGTTGGCCCCCTTGTCGACCAGGGAGACCCGGGTGATCTCGAGGTCCGTGAGTCGCTGTGTCATCCGAACACCCTCATGCCCTTGCCCCAGACGGAAAAGGCGCCGAGCTCGCCCTTCACGATCTGGCCCCAGGTCTCCACATCCGGGTAGTGGACGCCCATGACCCACGAGCCCGCCTTGACGATCTCGGTGCGATCGGCGTCGCCCCACACGAAGTCGATGGGAGCGATGAAGCTCTCGACCGGGAAACCGATCAGCGGGCCGTCGCCGTCCTGCAGATGCATCAGGTCGGCGCCGCCCTCGCCCTTGGCGACGGCCTCGAGGAAGCCGTGCGCGGCGAGCTCGATGTCCTCGGCTGTGTACCAATCGCCCTGGCTGTCGCGCGTCGTCTCCGCGGTGCAGGGCTCGAGCACGACGCCGTAGGCGATCTGCCGGGCGACGTCGCTCTTGACGATCCGGGCGGGCATGGCAAAGGTCGTCGTCGCCGTCGTCAACGCGCCACCACCGGGCCGAATGCGCGCTGGCAGTTCGGATGCGCCGTCGGGTAGTCGTCGGCCTCGGCGAGCGACCGCGTGGATCCGTCCGCGAGATCCGGATCGTCGTGCTCGGTCCAGCCGCACTCGGGCCCGTCGTAGACCTCGGCCTCGTCGATAAGCCCTGACTCACGGTAGCCGAGCGTCGTGGAGGCGTTGTACGCGGTTGCGGTTTCCGACAAGGCAATGGTCTCTGCACGGTTACCGAAGAGCTCCCGGAGCCCCTGGACCGCGTCCGTCCCGCGCACGAGCTGCTCGATCGACAGGCCCCGTGCGATCGCGTCCTCGACCCGGTTCCGCAGGATCTCGCGCAGCGTGTCCGTGATGCTCGTGACGTTGATGCCGATCAGGTGGCGCACGCGCTTCGTCGACGCGGCCGCCAGGTCGAACGTGAGCTCGATGCCGAGCTGCTCGCCGAGTGCGCTGTAAGCCGCGTCGCCCATGACGACGTACCAGCGCTCGAGAACGGCGCGGAGCCGGCTCTTCTCGTCCTCCCAGTCGACGTCAGCCTCGGGGTCGAACGGGAACGCCACGTCCTTGCGAACGCCAGCCCGCGACAGCAGCCCGTCGAAGAGATCGACGAGCTCGGCGGCCATGGCCGGCTGCGCCTTGGCGAAGAGCTTCTGGCGGCTGGCGATGGCCGAAGGCATCGCGGCCTTGGCCAGGCGGCCGCGCGCGAACCGGAGCAGCTCGTCGACGATCGGCAGGATGACCTCGCCCTTGTGCACCATCACGAGCGTCATGCGACGGCTCGTCCGTCGACCATCTCGGCGATCCGCTTGCGCAGCTCGGCGAGCTCGCGGACCTCGGCGCTCCAGCGCTTGGCGATCAGCCCGCCGTCCATCGCGGTGAGGCCGGCAGACCCGCCGAATGCCGGAGCAGGTGCCGGACTCGGAGCGGTGAAGTACTCGCCGGCGAGCTCGGCCGGCAGGTCGTCGAGGTTATAGAACCGGGCGATCGCGCCCTTGGTGATGACGCCCATCGCCCAGAAGGCCGAGGTGGCCGCGATGTCGGCGGCCAGGTCACGGGAGTCGAGGCGCTTCGCCTTGAGCTCGACGGTCGTGAGCGCGAGACCCTTCGCGCCAAGCAGCGCGCGGTTGAGGCGCTGCTCCCAGGTCTCCTGGCGCGGCTGAACGATCGAGTCGTTGTAGATCTTCGTCATCTCGAGGGCCGTGGAGCCGCCCAGGGAGCCGATGATCGGCCAGCCGACGCGGTACGGCGGGACGCCGTGGGCGATGCAGATCTCGAGGGCGTTGTCCTGCTTGTAGAGCCGGAAGCTCGCGTCCTTGACGTCGACCGAGAGCTTCTCGAAGCGGACGTTGACCTTGGTCGCCTCGTCGCCGGGGAGGCCCGGGACCGGGATCACGATGGTTCGGTGCGGGTCGCCCTTGATCGTTTTGAAGTAGCCGAGGATCTTCTCCTCGAACTCGGGCGTGACGTCACTTCCCTCGACGACGACCGCGTAGGACGGCACGGCGTTGTTGTTGAAGAACCGGATGTTGAATTCGGCCTGGGCCTGCCAGCCGTCGATCGCGGAGAGGGCCGGGATGTGATCGGGCAGACCGTAGTAGCTCGAGCGCGGCGTGTAATTCCGGATCACGATCAGCTCGTTGCCGGTCCAGTCGCCCGCGACCGTCCGGTCGGACCAGGCGCCCGTCTGCGCGTGGACGGTGCCCTCGATCCCGTATCGCTTGAACCAGACCGCCTTGCCGCCGCGCTTCTGCGCGAACCGGCGACCGTCGACGTGGGCCCGGATCGTGTGTGAGGGGACGTGCCACAGGCCGTCCGGCGTGCGATCGGTCGTCCGGCCGACCTCGAGCGTCGCCCAGCCGATCGACTCGAAGTCCTGGTGGGCCTGCGTGATCCGCTGCGCGAACGACTCGTCGCCGCGCTCGTCCTCCTCGACCGCGGAGACGAACGTGGACCACTTCGCCTGGTCGGCCGCGGCGCCGCCCTCGGCGACGTCGGCCTTGACACGGAGCTCGAATCCGCGGCCGGCGACGTCGGTCGCCTTCTGCTTGGCGCAGCGGGCGTGGAGCGTGTTGTCCTCGAGCATGGCCGCGAGCCGGTCCAGGTCGTAGAGCGGGTGGACGAGGCCGCCCTCGCCGGCGTCCTTCGAGTACGTGAACGGATCGTCGGCGAGCTGCTGGCTGACCGAGTCGGCCTTCCGGATCCGGGCGCCCTCGGACCCCTCGGTGATCCAGAGCGTGGTGAGCGGCAGTCGAGTCATGCTGCGGCCACCTCGTCGCGCCGGACATCGAGGACGCGGCCGAACGCCCGACGACGCAGCTGGATCGCGATGCCGGCCGCCATCACGTCGTCGTCGTGGTAGCCCTCCTGGGCCTCGGGTCGGCCGTCGTCGCTGTAGGCGAACGTGGCCATCTGGTCGACCGTGCCCGCGTCTCGGATCACCAGCGCCTTCGTGCGCAGCGCCTCCTCGAGCTGGTCAACGAGCACCGGCCGGCTCGCGCTCGTCGTGAGCCAGCCGACGCGCCTGTCGGGCGCCCGGTAGATCCGGTAGGGCCCCGTGCCCGCGTGGAGCTTCGTGAGGGCGAGCAGCACCGCATGGCCGTGGTTGTTGCGCTCCACACCGACGATGACCGGATGAGCGTTGGCGGGCTCGGCGTGGCGCGCGAAGCGGCGGGCGAGGGCGTCGAGCTTCGCGGCGAAGACGTCGGGCGTCCAGCGCGCCCGCAGCTGCGCGACCTGCTCGCCCGAGTCTCGCTCGAGGACCGTCGCCGAGCTCCAGTCCGACGTCGTCAGGCCCTCGCCGACGTCGGCGCCGATGACGTAGACGCGGCCGGCCTCAGGCTCGCGGTAGTACGTCACCCCCGGCTCACCGGCATGGCCGGGCTCGAGCTCCTGGAGCGTCAGGTCCTGGTGACGGAAGACGGGCCGGCCGGTCGAGACGATGGCCTCGACGTCGTTGGCGGGGTACTCCTGGGCGAACTTGGCGTCGTCGAGCTGCTCGAGCTCGGCCCGCTCTCGCTCGAGCCATCCCGGGGCCTGTCGATCCGGGTGTGCGCTGAAGGGGATGAACACCGCCCGCCAGCCGTTGGTGCCGGCCTTGGCGGCGAGGTAGATCTGGGAGTGGAGCGCGCCCTGGCCGTTGGCCGAGCTGATCGAGAGGACCTGGCCTTTCTCGGCGACGGCCTTGATCGCGAGGAAGATCTTCCGGGCCCAGGGCTGGTGGGCGTGCTCGTCGAGGATCACGAGCTGCGCGGTGCGCGAGCGGCCGACGTTCTCGGTCGCCGGGAGCGCCTCGATCTCGCTCCCGAGGCCCGGGAAGCGGATCGAGCGGGCATTGACGATCGCCCGCGGTCGCCAGGCGGGCAGGCGCTCGTAGATGAAGGCCACCTTGGCCAGCAGCTTCTCGGCGTCGGCCTGATTGCGGCTGATGAGCAGGACCGACTGGCCCGGCCGGCGGATGGCCACCCAGAGGGCGTACATCGCGGCGAGCCAGGACACGCCGAGCTGGCGCGCCTTGAGCACGACGCACAGGCGGCTGGCGACCCAGAGCGCCAGCAGCTGGAACTGCCAGGCCCAGCCGGCGTCTCGGAACGCGATCTCAGCGCCCTCGGCGTCCTGGATCTTGGCGTGCCGGGCGAAGGTCCCGACGTCGGCATACGCCGCCTCGCGCTCGCGCTCCAAGGTCGCCTGCTCCGATGCCGGATCGAGGCTACGCGACAGCCGGGCGAACACGTTTCTGGTGCGCGGCGGAACGAGTGTCTGAACGGCGAGGGTCATCAGTTCACCGCCGTAACGCTGCCGCTCAGCTCGAGGAGGCGCTGCGAGGCCCAGACCTGGAGCTCCGGACGGGTGGGCGCCGGCACGCGCTCGAGGAAGTCATTCACGAATGCCTTCAGGAGCTCGAACGCGGCGTCCTCGAGGACTGCGCCGCGGTCGGCGACCTTCGCGTCGACGACGGCCTTACCGCCACGGAACGCGGAGCGGATCGTCTCGGTCTGGAAGTCGAGCGCGGCCACCAGATCGAGCTGGTTCGTCGCTGCCCCCTCAGCCTCGATGGCTTCGCGAACCAGCGCAGCGCTCCCCACGAGCTGGCTCTGGGCATGCTGGACGGCGCTCGTGAGGAGGTCGAACGGATCCCCGTTGCCGAGTGGGATCCCGAGCAGCTCGGCGGCACTCTTGGCGCGCTCGGTGGCCGCGTACTTCTTGCCGTTCGGAGAACCGCCGCCGTGCCACCGACACTTGCCGGAGCCCGGGTGATCGGTCCGCCAGCCTCTCGGCTGCGTGCAGGGCGTGCCCTTGCTCTTCGTGGTCCCACCACACTTGCGAGAGACCGGCGCCGGGGTGCGCTCGAGCAGGAACGAGGCCGCGCGCCAGTTGCCGGCCTTGGCTGCCTTGGCGATCGCCCCGATGTTCGCGACGCGAGCGGCCGCTTCCGCGCCCTCGACCTCGAGGCGCAGGTCCGGCGCCTTCTCGAGCATCGACGAGAACGCGACGATGTCGAGCCCGACATACCCTGCGGCGGTCGATCGATCGACGGCAGCGCGGAGGGCATCGAGGACCTTCCTGCGGTCGGGCTCGGGCAGGCTACGCGACGGCACGATCTGCCTCCAGGCCCGTGAACGCCTGCCAGCGCTCGATGATCACCTGGGCGTAGCGCGGATCGATCTCCATGCCGAAGCAGCGCCGGCCCAGCGTCTCGGCCGCGATCAGGGCGGTGCCCGAGCCCAGGAAGGGGTCGTAGACGTCGCCGGCGTGATTGCGGATCGGGGTCTCGAAGAGGACGACCGGCTTCTGGGCCGGGTGGTCGAACTTCTCCTCGGTCGAGCCGGCCATGATCATCTTCGGGCTCGGGGCTCGCCAGATCGTGGCCTGGTCCCGTTCACCGAGGAAGAGGTTGGGCACCCCTGGCTTGCGGACCGCCCAGCAGGGCTCGTGGGACCAGTGGTACCAGGAGCGGCCCATCGCGAACAGGCCCTTGTCCCAGATGATCTGGGCGACGATCTCGAAGCCGATCCGCTCGAGGCCCTGCGCCACCTCGGCGGCATGGACGCCCGCGTGCCAGACGTAGCCGACCTGGAGGGAGGGGACGAGGGCGAACGCCTCCGACCAGTCGGCGCGCGTGTCGCCGGACATGCTGGCGTTGCGATGGCCACGTGTGCGCCCACGGCGCGCACCGGGCGCGCGTGTTGCGTCGTCAGGCTCGGGTTGGCCATCGATCCGCATGTACGGGTGTTCGGCTGGCCCGAGGGCGTTGTACACGCCGTCGCGCCACGAGCCGTCCAGGCTCACCCCGTAGGGCGGATCGGTCGCGAGGAGCTTCGGCGTCGCGCCGTCCAGGAGCCGGGCGACGTCCTCGGGGCTCGTGGCGTCGCCGCACAGCAGGCGATGCTCGCCGAGGACCCAGAGGTCGCCCGCCCTGACGTAGGGATCCTCCGGCGTCTCGGGAACATCGTCGGGATCCGTTCGCCCGACCTTCACACCGGCGAGGTCTCCGAGGAGGGCCCGGAGCCCCGCGTCGTCGACCGAGACGTCGGCGAGCAACGCGTCGAGCGCCTCGCGGTTCGTCTCGGCCATGGCGCTCAGCGGATCGAGCGTGGCCAGGACCAAGGCCTCTTCGGCCTCGCTGAGCTCGACGTAGATGACCGGCACGGTGGCTTCGCGCCGGGCCAACGCGCGCTCAACCCGGGCGTGGCCGTCCACGAGCCGTCCGGTGACCTGGTTGACGATGACCTGCTGGACCCAGCCGACCTCGTCGAGCGCCCCCTCGAGGGCGTCGAGCTGGCGCTTCGGGTGGGTGCGCCAGTTGCGTGCGTTCGGGATCAGGTCGCCGGGCGCGACCTCGCCCGAGCCGACGATGCGATTGCGCCAGGCGGGCTTCGTCGCGATAGCGGTCATGCGACGGCCCCGCGGACGCCGGCCATCGCAAGGAGGCCGCCCCAGGCGGGCGTCGCGGGCCGGATCCAGGCGCGCTCCCGGTCAGCGTCGAGCGGCGCGACCGGGGAGGCCAGCGCGATCGCGTCGACGTTGCCCGGGCCCACGACCCGAGAGAAGCACGACTCGCTGCCCGGGGCGGAGCTGGGGCAGGACGGCCGGCACACGTAACGGCGCGCCTCGGGGTGCCCGATCGGCCAGAAGGCGATCAGGTCCGAGGCGTCGCGCGTCAGGTGGCAGGCCGCGCAGATCATCGGGTCAGGACGCCCCCCGATGGCTCGACCACGACTGGCTCAGGGAAGCAGAGGCGGCAGAGCGAGTCGGCATCCACCTCGGCAAGGGCGGACTCTGGGATCACGATGTACGCGCCCGACTGGTCCGTGTTGCATCCCTCGTCGACCACCAGCCGACGCCCTCTGCGAGTGCGCTTGTGGATCTTCCCGCTCGAGCGATCGCGGGTCAGGATCGTGTCGCCGTCCATCAGGGCACGTCCGTCATCGGGAAGTCGGGCGGGAACGTGGTCCCTGTGAGCGCGGCCAGGAGCTGCTTCACCTCGGCTGCGGCTGCGGCCACGACGCCCGCGAGGTAGGCGACCACTAGCGCATCGCTCGTCGTCGGGTCACTGACCACCTTGGCGGCGATGCCCAGCACCGCGAGCGGCACGAGCTTCTGGAGCACGAGGCTGTCGAGGAGGCGCGGGAGCTTGTTCAGGTCGAACTGCCCCGCCTCGATCGAGCGCCACACGGTCAGCACGAAGACCGCGAGCGAGAGCAGGGCAAACGCCCACAGCGGGGTGACGAGTGGATCGTTGAGCAGCTGGCTGATCATCGGGGCCTCCAGATCGCGAACGTCACGCTCCATCCGCTCGTGCCGGGTAGAGCGTTGATGGCCCGGCTCAGGAATGTGGTGTCGAAGCGGTCGTAGACGGGCGCTGGCCGCGCGCCGTCCATGCCGTTCCAGTGGTGGTCGGGATCGCGGGTCCAGCAGACCCAGCGCCCGTTGACCTTGCGGCGGCCCCACAGGCTGATGGCGTGGGCGCCAAGGAAGCCCATGTCGACCTTGCCCCCGACCTGGCATTCCTTGACCGTCGGGTAGCCGGCGTATCCCACGCCGACGAGGACGATGCCGCGATCCGTCGCCTCGAGAGCGGATGAAGCGGTCACGTGGTCGGCGTACTCGTAGCCCTTGACGCCGAAGGCGCGGAGGCCGGCCAGGAACTGGGCGGGCGTCAGCCCGCCGCACGGGATCGGGTCACTCGGACGGGCTGCGTGGCGGAAGGCGGCCGGGGTGATCGTCCGGCCACGGTCACGGCGCACGATCTCGACGCCCACGCTGTCCGTGCAGCAGGAGCGTCCGCCGCATGGAGCGCCGGGGTAGCCGATCTGCCGGATGGGCGGGACCAGGGTCGGCAGGAGGTTGACCTGGTCGCTCATGCCAGCGCCCTCGTCTCGCCGTGCATCCCATCGCGGCAGAAACCGCAGAACACCACGACGGCCTCGCGGCAGCCGCAGGCGCAGACGCACGTGACGGCGGGCTCAGGAAGCGGGCGTGGATAGGAGGCAGTCCCGATGTCAGCCGGGTCACCGTTCCTCCACGCCCGCTTCCTGAACGTGCGCAGCGCCTCACGCTCGCGGTATTCCGGGTGAGCCGCGCGCCAGGCACGGTGATAGGCCGCGCTATAGCCAGGCTCATGCCAACGCCCGCCGCGGGAGCCGGCGCCCGTGGGCAGGCGGTTCGCCATCGGCATCATCGCAGTGGTCATGGCGTCGTCTCTGGTTCGCGGTCGAGGTCGAGCTCGTCCTCTGCCGCTGTCGTCGGGGTGCGGGACGCGGCGCGTCTCACTCGCCAGATCTCGAGCGCGTAGCTGATCGGGATCGCGACGACCACCGCCAAGAGAAGACCGCTGATCGGGCCGGTGACATCCGTCGACGGCGAGGGGATATCGAACCATCCGGTTCGGTCGCCAGCCCGCGCCACGACGAGATAGCCGACCCAGATCCCCAACGCCAACTTGCCGGACTGTGCCGCGACCAACATCCTGAAAAAGCGGGACCGCGGAGCAGGCTGGCGCTCGTAGATCCGCACGATGTAGAGCTCGGAGAGGATCGCGAGGACCACCAGCGGAGGGAGACCGATGACGATGGCGACGTCCAGCGACGTGGCGGGGAGCACGAGGATCGCGATGATGCCGGCCGTGAGAGCCAGGGCCGTGGTGACGAGGCTGCGCTTCGGCGTCATCGCGGCTTCCGCCGGCGCTCTACCCAAGGGAGCGGCCCGAACGCTTGATCCGCGTGCGCCATCGCCTCGTGGATCGCCGCGTCAGCTCGCGTCAGGATCCGGCGCTGCTCGACCTTCGCGCGGACCAGGTCAACGCGGTCCGCGGACGCGACCGCCGGTGGCAGATCCTCCGGCGCCCAACGGCTCAGCATCCTACGCAGCCAGCTCATGCACGGCTCTTGCCGGTGAGCGTCTCGACCACATCCGTGAGCCGGTCCAGCTTCGCGAGGGAGTTGTTCGCGATGGCTTTCCATTCGTCGCGATCGACGCGAAGCTCGGCGAGACGTGACTCCCCTTCGGCGCGGGCGTCCTTGAACTCGCCCTCTCGGCGGACCTTGCCGGTGAGGAACGCCCAGATCGCGATGACGAAGAGGGCGCTCGAGCCGAGGTTGGCGATCGCATCGACGACATCTGGACTTAGCACCCGCGCATCACGAGGACGGCGGGCGTTGTACCGGGGATGACGGACCCCGGCGACCGGGCGGGCGAAGGGGCTGTGCGGCTCGCCAGTAGCTGAACGGGACGCCCGGACGCGAAGAGGAGTCGACGTCCGGGCAGGTGTCCACGCCCTATAGCGTGGGCGCGTTAGCCGGCGCTTACTACCCTGACAACCAACACGTGTCAAACAGAGGGGGTCGAATGGCCCGCGGCGGGCAGGTCAAACGGCCTTCGCTGATCTCAGATTGCCGCGCTTCGAGAGCCGAAAGATGAGCTGCTCGTTGCTCTCAACTCCGACGCGAATCCGGGCGTCGGCGATGAGGTTGCGGAACGTCAGCGGAGAGATACCCATCGAGTGGGCGGCGGCCTTCGGGTTGCCGGTGGCGAGGAGAGCGCGGACGGCGTCGAGCTGGCGTGGCGTCAGGGCGCGAGCCCGCGCCATCAGCCGACCAGGCAGATGCGCCGCTCGGGGAGCGGCATGGTCACGCGGCAGCCCCGGATCTGCTGGCTGGCGGAGGCCCGAGTCCTCTCGCCCCGACCATAACCAGCAGATGCGCTCGAAAACGCCTCCGCGAGCCCCCGCGCGATCGCCGCGGGCGTCGGCTCCAGGCGCATCGACCGCAACCCCAGGACGTCGACGCGCTCGAAGAGCGACTCCGACATGGCGCGGCGCGAGAGCGGCGCGTCGTCCCAGAGCGAGGGCAGCTTGCGCAGGTAGTCGACGACCTCGGCCGCCTCCATCGCGGTCGGCGCCACGAGCTCGCGGGCCGCTGCCTCCTGCTCGTCGAGCACGGCCATGGTCGCCTCGAGGGCCCGGGCGTCGCGGTCGTGGCGGTAGCGGGCCACGGCAGCCTCGCGCTCGCGCTCGACGCGGGCCAGGCCCAGGCGATCGGGCTCCGGATCCCGCGTCACGGCGACGACCTCGGCAACCAGGTCGGCACCGAGCGCGATCCGGTCGAGGACGTCTCGAACGATCGCCTCGTACTCCGCGGCGCGGTAGCTCGCCCCTGGCATGTCGCGACGCTGGCCGCGCTTGCGGTTGCGCGGCTCCCGCCGGACGGCCCTGAACGCGTCACAGGCGTCGGGGTGGCGGTAGCGCCCCGTGTCGCCGATCAGGTGCCTGCCGCACGCCGCGCAGTGGAGCTGGGTCAGCGCGTAGGGCCGGCGCGTCGTGACCCGGCCGTCCCGGGTCCGGCGGAGCTCGCGAATCGCCTGGACGGTCTCCCACAGCGCGGGCTCGACGATCGGCGCCCAGTGCGCGCGCTCGCCGGTACGGAGTCGGCCGACGTAGAGCGGGCTCGTGAGCATGCCGCGGACGGTGTAGAGCGGCAGCCCCGTGGCAGCGGCGACGGCTCGATCGTTCATCCGCGACGCGGCGAGCTCGAACGCCCGGACCACGACGTCCACACGTTCCGGGTCGGCCTCCATGAGCTTCGTCGTGGGATCGCGCCGCAGCCCGAAGGGCGCCCGCCCGCCAGGGTCGCGTTGCTCGGCGCGCTTCGCGGCGTAGCCCTCTCGGACGCGGCGGCGGTGCTTGCGGAGCCAGGAGTCGGCCGCCTTCGCCTCGTCGACGAGCTGGTCCCAATGGCGCTCGTTCGAGGACAGGAGCTCCTCGTCACAGAACCAGACGGCGACCCCGCCCGGGTGAAGGTCCTCCTCGAGCAGGTTCAGCGTCTGGCGGAGGTTGCGCTGCCAGCGGGCGACGTAGCCCACCAGGAGCAGGTCGAACTCGCCTTCGGCGGCCGAGGCCAGCATCGCCCGCATCGCCGGCGAGCCGTGCACTGTGGCGCCCGACTGCGCGGCAGACCATTCGAGCCCGGTGTCGACGAGAGCGAGACGTCGGATCGCGCCAGCCTGGAGCTCGCGCTGGGCGCCAGGGCCATACCGGTCGAACTGGCCGGTGGTGCTCTCGCGGATCCACCGAGCAACGCGGAGGCCGCGGAGGTCGTCCACCGATCGCGGGAGACGGGGGGTCAACGCGGAGCCGCCCATCGCTCGAAGTTGACCATGAAGTCCGCGACCGTGTCGTCCGGGCTGGCCCCTGATCCAGTGATGCGGCCTTGGTAGTCCTGCCCGGCAAGGAGCTCGAGCGTCCACATCTGGTCTCGCCCAAGGATCATCTGGAGATGGCCGCCCTCGAGACGCTCGAGCGGAACGACCTCGGCCATGAGCACCCGGACCTGTGCATAGAGATCGCCTCCGCCCTGGGCCCGCTTTCGAGCCAGCCAATGCTCGCGCCGGTCGCCATCCGTCACGCTGCCCGTCCTCCCTGATTGCCGCCGGTCACGACCACGATCCTACGCCGCCGCTCGGCCGCCTCGGCAGCCCGTCGCGCGGCGATCTCGGCGATCGCAGCTGCGAGCGCCAGGACGATCGGGTCGGTCGGTCGGCGGTTCATCAGTCAGCCGATCCTCGACACGATCACCGCCGCCACCACGAGGATCACGACCCAGAACAGGGCTAGCGCCACCAGGACGAGGGCGCAGCCGCAGCCCCGGGCGGGATCGGCGTCGGTGTAGTGGGTGGTCATGACCGCAGCCGCTTCCGCTTGACGATGGACCTCTGGGGGATGAGCGTCACCTCGCCGACTCGCTTCCCGTGGACGCTCCCGGCGAGGATCAGGACGCGCTTGTCATCGGCGAGGACGTAGCCCATCGATCGGACCCGCACGAGCGACCGGCCTTCCTTGGAGAGCACGGCCTCACGGTCGTCCCAGGCAGCCGTCAGATGCGCGGCGTCGTACCACGTGACTTCGAGCCGACGGGTCATTCGGGGTACTTCCTGAACCACCGGGAGACCGTCATCCGGTGGACGCCCAGCTCTGCGGCGATCGCGCCCACCTTCCACCCGGCTGCCCTGTAGCCACGGGCGATCGCGGCGAGGGCTACGGCCCGGTCTCGCTGCATCGCGTTGACCCTCGGGCGGCGGCCACCGGAGGCGCGCCCAACGTGGGCCATCGCCATGCGCCGGTGCTCAGCATCGTGGTCCGCCTTGCACAGGAAGGCGATGTTGGCCGGCACGTTGTTCGTCTGGTCACCGTCACGGTGGTGCCGGTGGATGAGCCCCAGCCCTCCGCGTCCACCGGGCTGGTTGACGGCGCCGCACACCTCGCAGGGCCTGTTCGGGCTCTTGGAGTCGCGCGTGATCGTGGCGCCGCAATGGGCGCAGGTCGGCTGGTCCATGTCTAGTCCCCATGGACGCAACGACGCCCGGCAGGGACTAGCTACCGGGCGCCGTTGGCATCGTATCGAATTGGTCGCTGCTAGTCCCAGCGCGCTCATTGTACCGTCTCCACGGTCACCGGAACGAGGCCCCGCGAGGGGTCCGCGAGCCTCGCGAAGGCGTCTCGGCTGAGGTCGACAACCCGGGCATCGGGCGTCCCCACCAGGCATTGACAGCTCGTGATGACGCTCGACACGACACAGCGCGAGCCAGCGCAGACGCGGATCGTGACGTGCGTCCCGGCGACGTAGCCCGGCAGCGCGGCGTAGATCCCGGGGCCGAAGCTCGCCCACCAGGAGGCCGTCCCCGCGACCCGGGTACCGGACCGAGCCGCGAGGACGATGGGGTGCTCCGCCATGGACAACCCCGAACCTTCCGGCCTCGCGGCCGTCTCGCACGGTTCAGGGAGGGCGCCACAGCGGGTATGCGCGCTGGACGCCGACGGAGCAGGGACGCCTACCGGCCGGACGTCTCCGGACGCGGTTGCCGGCACGATGGCCGGATCGAGCGGCGCCCCGGGCAGCCCCGAAGCTGCGTCCTCCGTGGCAACGTCAGCCTGCAGGGCCGACACACCGGAGGCATTCGGGGCTGCCCGGGAGGCCGCGATGGCGACGTCCGGGATGACGAGGCGCAGGATCAGGAAGCCGGCGACGATGCCGACGGCGACGGCGGAGGCGATGCCGAACCAGAGGGCGAGCAGGGTCAGGGCGGGGCGCGCGCTCATGGGACGAACTCCGCAATCACATCGCCGTGGCAGGGCAGGGGCGCGCACCAGCAGGCGAGGCGCTTGCCTCGGAGGGGCTCGAGGAAAGCCGGGTTGTCGGCGAGCAGGATGGCGAGGATGCCCCGGTACTCCGCGATGGCCATCGCCCGACGCTGAGCCTTCGGCCCGTGGAAGTCGTCCATGTGGACCGGGTTACCCCAGACCGTCAGCCGGTCAATCCGCTCGACATCGGGGGGCAGGATCGAGGGATCGCGACGGGTCATCGTCGCCCCGAAGGCGCGGAGGTTGACGACGCGCTTGCTCATGGCTTCTTCGGCTCCGGGTTCTTCGCGCCCTCGGCGTAGGCGACGGCGACCGCGAGCGCCTGCCAGCAGTCCGCATGGAACCCGTAGAGCGGCCCCGGGTGCGCCTTGACTCCCTTGGCGCCATCACCACCGAAGCGGTCCAGCATCGTCCGGCGGATGAGGGAGTCGGCGCTCTTCACGTTGCGCTTGCCGAAGAAGTGAGCGAGGACATCGGCCCGGGGCAGGAGCACGACCGGGACGGCGCTCACCTGCTCGAACCGCCCGACCCAGCGGCACGTCTGGTAGATCTCGGCGCCAGCGATAGAAGCGACGGTGATCCATTCGATCACGGCGACGTCGCCGCGCCACTTGGCTGCGAGCTCGAGCACCTCCTCGTTCGGCAGCTTCGCGGTGGCGGTCGGTTCGCCGAGGGCCAGGATGACGTAGGCCGAGCGGGTCGGACCCGGATCGATGGCGAGGATGGTCCGGGCAACGACAGGCGCTACATCGGCTGGCCCGGCCAGCGAGGCGAACATGGGCTCGGTCATGGCGTCGCCTCCGCTGCTCGGCGCAGGATCGAGCCCACGAGCTTCTTGGCCGACTCCGGGTCTGGGTCGCCACGGCGCTCCCAATCGACGTCGTCCTGGGCACGGGTCGCGTCCTCTCGGAGCCCTTCGACGTGGGAGATGAGCTGCGTGATGACTGCCGACCACGACCGGGAGCGCCGCATGATCCGCTCGAGCTCCACGGGCTGGTCGCACATCGCGGCGTAGACGATCGCCCGCTGGCTCGGCTGCTCTTCGTCGCGATCGTCGTGCACGGTCCCGATCGGCGGGTAGATGTAGCCGCGCTCCGCTGCCAGCCGGTAGATCGCGTGCCAGCGCCGATCCCGGAAGTCGCCCTCTGCCCACGCTCGGCGTGCAGCCGCGTATGTCCTCCGGTCGTAGGTCTTCGTCATCGGACAGTCCCAACAGGCTGAACAGCAGCGGGTGACGTGGCCTCGAACCAGGAGCCGTCCTCGGCGCCCTCCTGCGCGCCAACGGCCTCAGGCTGCTGTATAGCCTTCGTAGAGATTCCGTCGCCTGGTAGCCTGGTAGCCGTCGCCACGGCGTTGCGGGCGCGTCGTGGCGCGCGCACATCGCCCGTGCGAGGGTCCTCTGTTACATCGGGCGTTACGTCTGCCGTTACCGCTCCGTTAGCACCACCGTTAGCACCACCGTTAGCGTCGGCGTTAGCAGGGGAGTTACGCTGCCGGGCTCGGAAACGGTGCACCCGGTCGGCGATGGTGGTGTCGCCCTCCTGCAGGATCTCCCACCCCTCGACGTCCAGCCCACCACCCGCGGCGGCCACCAGATCGCCGTGTTTGATCAGGAACGGGACCTGCCGAGCGAACCGACGGCCCTTGCCGGTGGGTCCCTCGAGGAGGACGCGCAGGAGCCGCTCCGACTCGAAGTGGCCCCGCCGCGGCTGCTCCTCGGCTAGCTCGAGCATCCCGTAGAACGCCACGATGGCGTCGGGCCCATAGGCTGGCCGCCTCGGCGAGCCGTCGTCGTTGCACGTGCCGAACGCCTTCCGGCGGTAGGTGCCGACGACCTGGCGGATGGTGTACCTGGGCGGCATCAGGTCTCCTCTCCCTGCCATTCCCGCCGCGCCCGCGACCACCAGCCGAGGTGCTCGATCGTCAGGTTGTGGCGCATGACGGCCCGGAACGGCCGTCGCGGATCGGCCACCACGTACCCGCCGCAGGTGCACCGCTGCGTGACGACGACGGGTACCACGACGGGATGGGCGTGGGCGCTCACCCCGCGGCCGCACCTTCCCGGCCGGCCAGATTTCGGGCGCGCATCCGATCGCCCTGGGCCGCGCGCTGTTCGGCGGTCCACTCGTGGCTCGTCCGCTTCGCGCCGGGCCCGTTCGCCTGGCCCCGCTGCTCGGGCGTCAGGACGCGCACGGGCGCCGGCTTGGCCCTGTCGCGCAGGAAGTGCGAGCACTCGACTGTGGCCACGAGCGACAGCCGGAGGCCGTCCGGCAGCGACGGCGCGCTCGTCTCCACCGTGGCCATGCCCTCGAAGTCGACGCGCAGGGCGCACACGGGCTCGTGGGCGCAGGACCCGCACGGTGGCGCGGAGACCTCGAGCTGCATGCGACGGGGGATCGTCAGGCCGCGCGGTGCGGTCGGTGCGGGCTGGTCCATGGCGTCAACCTCCTGGCCGCCCTTCGGCGTGCCGTTACATCGCCCCTGCGGGTACTCCGGGCTCTTCGCCTTGTGCATCTCGTCCGAGAACGCAGGGAGGCAGTCAGTGCAGGGGCTCTGGGCGTGGGATCCCATGCTCGTCACGCGGCGGTTCATCTCCTCCCAGCGGGCCAGCTCGTCGGGCTCCATGCACGCGGGGGACCAGGCAGGGACGACGGGGTCGGCGATCACGACAGCTCATCCCCGGCGCAGGCCGAGCACAGCGGCCCGCCGGCGGCCGGGTCGACCGTGACCCAGGAGCACCCGCCGGCGCATGCCCGGTCATCGGTGCAGCCGCACCCGCGACAGACCGGGCCGAAGGCGACGCCGTTCGCCTGGCAGATCGAGCAGCTGCAGCCGTTCGGCTGGCCGGATCCCGTGCAGGTCGCGAAGAGGTTGTGTGAGCAAGGGCAGCCGGGCGTCAGGCAGTTGTAGCGGAACCGATGGTGCCCCCCGAACGGATGCCCGCACCGGCACAGGTCGCCCTGATGTTCGCGGATCAGGGCGCCCTTCCGGAGCGCGACGTCGCGGCCGCAGACCGGGCAGGATCCGCGCGGCAGGGCGCTCACGCCGGCACCGCCAGCCGTAGCACGAACACCGCGACGAACACGGCGATCACCACGAGGGCGAGCATCCGGTCGCGCCGCGCGCTCCGCCGGCACGTTGCGCAGCCCGGGCAGGAGTAGCGCCGGGCCGGGGCAGGATGGGCCATGGGCGTCATCGCCCGTCATCCTCTGGGTGATCCCAGAACAGCAGCCCGAACAGGTGCCATTGGAGCGGCGCACCTGCGCTTCGTCCCCACGGGCACGGCCCGAAACGCCGGCCGCAGCCGCCACGCCGCAGGAAGAGGAGCCCGCGTCCAGCCTGCGTGAAGACCCACCAGCCGCGGATGAGCTTCACAGCGCCGCCTCCTCTCGCGAGGCCTTTGGCTTCCGCCAGGAGGGCGCGTCCGGACAGCGCGCGAAATGACTCTCGCCATCCGCCTCAACCGGGGCCAGCGAGCCCGTCTTGATCGTCTTGAGCCACGCCACGCGGGCGCCGCACGATCGGCAGGTCCTCGTGTCGATCCGGGCCGCCGGAGTGACCGCCCAGGGAGGGCAGAGCCAACTCTCGCCCGAAGCCACGGAGTACGGCGTCATGGCGGGCGTCATCCCAGCCGCGCTCCTTCACTCGGTGCGCCCTCGGCGCGAAGCGGGCTCGGCGCGTCTGCGTGTGCGACACGTACTCCCTCCATCCCCCACAGCGACGGCCGCGGGGCCTCGACCTCTCGCATCCGAGCGATCAGCGCGCGCTCGCCCTGCAGGGTCTCCATCTGGCGGATCGCCCGGCTGTGCCGCCGCTCGACATTCGCCTCAGCTTCGGCGAGCGTGGCGGGCAGCCAGTAGCCCGCCGGCTGTGCGCTGCTGGATGCGACGAGCCCGATCGACTCGCGGCGGATGTGCTCCACCGTCGCCTCCACACCCCGACTCGACAGCCCGGTGCGCATCGCCAGCCACGCCTTCGTGACGGGGTGCCGCGCGTCGGTGCCGCCGAGGGCATCGAGGACGAGCTCGATGTGCTCCGGGAAGACGGGCGGGCCGCTCATGCTGGGCCGCCAGCCGGCTGGTCGAAGTGCCCGCAGTTCGGGACGTGGTTGCTGCCCTCGCAGCGAAGCTCGCCGGGAAGGAGGCCGTCGTCAGCGTCCTGGTCATCGTCGCTGGCGTCGTCTGCGCCGTCGTCGTCCTGATCCTCATCGCCGGACCCTTCGCCGAGGTCGACGGAACTCGCGTCCCCGACGATGTCCTCAAGCTCAAAGCTCCCCTGGCCCTTAGACCCGGCCGAGAGGATGAGCTGGCCGCAGGTGTGCGTCCGCGGCTTGGCCTTGGCCTTGAGCCGGAGCTCCGCGGAGGAGCTGTCAACGCGCAGCTCGGGGTCGATCTGCAGGTTGATGACGCCGGGGATGCCGCAGCGCGGGCAGGTCGCCCAGACGGTCACGGATGCGCCGGTGACGACTTCGGCGTAGTGCCGGTCGATCGCCGGCAGGGGCGCGAACTCGGTGGCGCGGAGGATCTCGATCCACGCCTTGTGCGTGACGACCTTGACCCCGTCCTCCTGCCCGCCCTCGACCGTGTACTCGGCCGCGATGAGCAGCTCGTCGAGCTTCTCGAGGAGGTCCCGGCGGAACTGGCTCCGCGTCTCCCACTCCTGCTCGGTCTCGGGCGTGACGTCGGGTGCGATCGGTTCGATAGCCATGGCGTGCTCCTCTCAGCTGATCTGCTCGACCACGGATCCGCCCGGGCCCTTCGAGACCCGGTAGACAGCGTCCCCGACCTCGGCGAGGTCCTCGTGGTGGCTGACGACGACGACCCGCTCGAGCTCGCCGTGGTGGGCGAGGACGCGCAGGGCCAGGCCGAAGGCGCGGCGCGCCTCGGCGTCGAGCCCATCCGGCTCGTCGACGACGAGCGTCCTGATCGCGGTCCCGGCTCGGCGTGCCACGAGGCGCGAGAGCCCGACCGCGAGGGCGAGCGAGACGCTCATTCGCTCGCCGCCCGAGAACAGCGACAGCGGTCGCTCGCCGACGTCGTCGCGGACGACCAGGTCGAGCGCTTCGACGATGCCCTTGCCATCCCGCTTCGCGCGCTGGGCCCGGATCGAGAGCTCCATGCCCGGCCGCAGCTGGTCGAGCAGCTCCTGGGCGTAGCTCGTGAGCTCGGGCAGGACCGACTCGATGATCCGGGCCGGGATCCCGGTGACCCCGAATGCGGCCACCAGGCGGCGCAGGAGCGCCAGCTGGCCATCGGCCCGGGCGACGTCGCCGGCGATGCGATCGCGCTCGACCTGGTCGCGCTCGAGGCGTACCAGGGCACCGCGGGCCTCGGCGTCGGCCGCGATCGCCGCGGCGTGGCGCCGGCCGGCATCCATGGCGTCTGCGACTGCCTGGCGGCGTTCGAACTCCGCATCCGAGAGCTCGCCGGCCGCCTTGCTGGCATCGGCCGCCCGCTCGTCCGCCTTCGCGCGAGTGATGGCTGCGGCCTTCCCGGTCGCATCGATCTCGTCCTGCTCCTCGTCAGCGCGCGCCAGGGCGGCCTCCGCCCCTGCCAGTGCTACACGTGCGCCATCCCGGGCCACTTCGGCCGCGTGTGCGCCCCGTGCCGCGTCCAGGGCCAAGCGGGCGGTCCGCAGCAGCTGGTGATCGAACGCGTGCTCGAGCAGGTGCGTCTCCGTCCGCGAGACCGCGACCCGAGCGCGGGACATCGTCATCGGCTCGGCCGGCGCAGGCCCGACCGCGGCGAGCTCCTCCCGGGCCGCGGTGAGCCGGCCGGCGACGTCGCCCGGATCCGCGGGGAACCGATGCGCGCACTTCGGGCAGGTGACCGGCGCCAGGTGCATCCCCTGGTCTTCGAGGGCCGCCACGAGCCCCGCGGCCGTCGCCTGGCGTCCGCGCCAGTCGGCGGCCACCTGGGTGTGGACCCTCTCCATCTCGACGAACTCAGCCCGGCGGGCCTCGAGGGCCTCGCGCTGTTCGCGCTCGCGCTCGGCGGCCGCCTCGAGCGTCTCGACCTCCGCCATGGCGGCAAGGACGTCGTGCTCGGGCACCTCTGCCGCAGCCGCGGCCTTCGTCCGATCGATTGCCGCCTGTGCCTCACGCCGAGCCTCAACGGCACGGCGATAGCGTTCGCGGAGGGCATGGAGATCGCGATCGATGCGCTCGAGCTCGGCGACCGCGGCCCGTGCTTCGGCGAGGCGCCCGGACAGGGCGGCGATCGCCTCGTCTGCCGCGTCCCGCCGGCCGCCGGCGGCCTCCATCGCGGAGACGGTCGCCTCTTCCTCGGCCTTCGCCGCAGCCGCGGCCGCCTCAAGCTCGGCCCGGTGAGAGAGCGCCGCGTCGAGTGACTCGAGGGACCTGCGAGAGACCTGTGTCTCGGCCTCGATCCCCCGGGCGCGATCGCGGGCTCGCGCTTCCGCGGCCGCGTACACGTCGAGCCCGAGGACCGACCCGAGGATCCGCTTGCGCTCCGCGGCCGTCGCGCTGATGAACGCGTCGGCGTCGCCCTGGCGCAGGAAGGCAGCCGTCGTGAAGGTGGCGGCGTCCAGGCGCAGCAGGGCCTCGATCGCGGCCTGCGTCTCTCGGATCGAGTCGGCCGTCAGTGGCCGCCAGGAGCCGTCAGCCTGCGCGATCGCGAGCTCGAGGTAGCTCTTGCCGCCCGAGCGCGTCGTCCGTCCGCGGGTGACCCGGTAGCGGGCGCCGGCGAAGCTGAACGTGACCTCGGCGGACATGTCGGTGGCGCCCAGGCGCACGAGGTCATCGGTCCGGGCGCGGGCGGCGTCGTAGAGCGCGAAGAGGAAGCCATCGAGCAGGGCGCTCTTCCCGGCGCCGTTCGGGCCCACGATCGTCGAGAGCCGCGAGCCGTTCGGCTCCCAGTGGGTAGCCTCGTGCGAGAGGAAGTTTCGCAGGTCGATCGACTCGAGCTTCATCGGACCGCTCCTGGTGCGGCCCGGGCGGTGCGAACGAACGTCTTGCACGGGCCGCCGTAGTCGCTCGTCAGGCTCTCGATCGTCGCGTCGAAGAAGTAGATGGCCCTCTCTCTCGGGACGAAGAGCTCGACGCGACCGCGATCCCCGACTGCCGCGTCATCGGGAGCCGAGTACGTCAGCGACGCTCGCTGCGAGCCGTCCCGGTTCCAGACCGCCACCACCACGCGCTTGCTCATGCCGCAGCCTCCAGGAGCTCGCGCCCGAGCGCGACGAGCGGCTCGGCGTCCGGGTCGGCCGCGAAGTAGGCGGAGAGTGCCTCGAGCGGGCCGAGGGACTCGGACAGTCCGCCGGCGATCTCCGGGGCATCGGGGCGGAGCCGGGTGATTGAGACGACGTCCCAGGCGCCCGCGAGCTCCATCGCCTTGTGGATGTCGTCTCCGGACACGCCGGGGTCGACGTTGATCGCGCGCACGACCGCGTCCTCGACGTCAGGGAACCCCGCGGCCTCGAGCGCGTAGTCGACCGTCACGAACCGCCGCGCTGGCGTCTCGACGAACTGCATCGTCGTGGCATTGCCGACGTCGACGACCATGTAGCCCTTGCGCTGATTGGCTTCGCCGAAGTCCGTCCGGTAGGGCGACCCCGCGTAGGCGATCAGCGGGTGTTCGGAGATCACCTGGTGCTTGTGGTAGTGGCCGGCGACGATCGCGTCGAACCCGATCGCGCCGAGTGCGCCCGAGTCGATCACGAGGCTCTTGTCGCCCAGGAATGCCGCCTGGCTGTCGCTCATGAGACCGCCGGAAAGCCCCTGATGGACCACGAGGACCTGATGCGGCAGGACGTCGCTCGCCTGGACGTAGAGACGCCGGGCTTCGAACAGGAACTGCTTGGCCAGCTCCTCGAGGATCTTGGATTCGGGCAGCTTCTCCATGCCCGGCCGGGCCCGCAGCCAATGCCTGTCGGCGTAGGGAAGCACCGCCACCGCGACGTCGCCGACGACCACGATCCCCTGGTGCGTGAAGCCGTGCCACCCCGGCCGCCCACGGGCGAGCACATCGACGATCGAACGGTCGTTGCGCTCGCCGTCGTGATTGCCTCGAGCGAGGACCGTTGGGCCGCCGAAGGCGTCGAGCGCCTCGCCGATCTGGGCCACGCGCCAAGGCGCGGGATGGCGGAACTCGGTCAGGTCGCCGGCGACGATCAGGGCGTCGCAGCCGCGCTCGCGCGCATCGTTGGCGACCCACCGGACCATCGCGACGGTGTCCACCCAACGGGCGTTCAAGCCCGTCGCGGCGTCGATCTTCGAGCCGAAGTCGTCGCAGTGCGGATCCGCCAGGACGGCCAGGCGCGTCATCGGCCGAACACTTCCGCGGTCTCGCCTGGCGGCCCGTCGAACCAGGTGGGCTCGCCCTCGGCGAGCCGCTCGTGTCGGATCTCGGCCGCGGACGGCGCCATGGGCCAGGGGCCCTCTTCGGCCGCCTTGACGACGTAGCAGGCGCCTCGGAACCGGCCGCCCTCGCACTCGCAGGTGAGCTCGCCGACGCGGCGGAGCTCGTCCCGGACGCGGAAGTCGCCGGCCTCGATCGGATGAACGAAGTGGTAGCGGGTGCCGTCCTTCGAGAGCGCCAGCCAGGTCCGGCGCGCCGGATCCGCGAAGGCGAACACGACGGGCGGGGTCATCGCCGGGACCGATCGAGCGCCTGGAGGACCTCGCCGCGATCGAGGTAGTCGCCGTTCGGGGAACCGTCCATTCCGTCTTCGCGCCACTCGTACCGACGGAGCGCGTTGATGGCATCCAGGAGGTCCTCGCGGACCTCCTCTTCGATCTTCTCGACGGCGTCCGAGAGGTTGTCGACGGCGTCTTTGCCGGCTTCGGTCAGGATGGTCATCCCGCCTGCGCCCCTGCCACGAGCTCGCGCCACAGGTCGGCGAACTCGGCGTCGACCGACGCCTCGATGAGCGCCTGCGCTTGGGAGCCGAGGAAGTCGGCCCGGCCGTGGACCCCGAAGATGATCCGGAGGCCGGCATCGGTCTCCGGCCTGCCGATCCTGCTGGCGACGAAGATCTCGGCCAGCTTCTGCAGCTGGGGCGCGGTCGCGGGCCCGACCATGCCGGAGCTCGCGGCCTTCTCGCGGAGGACCGCGGCCAGGCGCATGGCCGGCGTCTGCGTCGACGCCGCTGCCTCGGCCGCAGGCGCCGCATCGAACCAGGAGGGCGCGGGGTCGGTGTTCTCGACCTCCTGTGCCTGGCCGTCGACGGTGTCGTCGTCGTCCTCGGGAGCCTCGCGGCCCTCGATGACCTGGCCGGCCGCGATCTGTGGCGCGGCCGCGGGCCCGTAGAGCTGCGAGACCGTCCCGGCCATCACGTCGATGACCCGGGCGCGGATCTCGGGGTGGTTCATGTTCGGGGCGAAGGAGATGACCGCGAACGGGCGGGCGAGCTCCGTGGCCGGGTAGCTGCCGCGCAGCGAGAGAAGCGCCCGGAGGGCGCGGTTGCGCGCCCGGGTGGCCGTGTGCTCGTAGAGGAAGCCCGCGAACTTGCCGCGCTGCGCGGGGCTCGCCCAGGTCATCCGCCCCATGTCGACCCACTTCGATCCGGGCACCCGCTGGCGCTGGCCGGTAGGCAGCGTCATCTCGGCGTAGACGGTGACGCCGCAGACATTCGGGTCCTTCCCATCGTCGACGCGGCGCTCGTCGAAGAAGCTCACGCCGGCCGCGGTGGCGAGCTTCGCGAGGCCACGGGCGGTCGGGGCGTTGTGCCCGGCCTTCATGTCGTTCGAGTGGTAGACGTCGCCGCCATCGGGGCTCGGGTCGAGGCGCACGATCTGGACGACAGGGACCATGAGGTCCGAGGGGACCCGGACCGTCTCTGTCGGAATGAGCCGGTTGTAGGCGTTCACCGGGAACGCGTCGAGGTTGTAGGCGATCCCGGCGTCGGGGGCGAGGACAAGGGCTGTTTCCTGGTTGCTCACGATGCCGCCTCGCAGTCCGCGCACCGGCCGTAGAGGTTGTCCAGGTCGGCGGGCCCACCGCAGCGGGGGCAGGCGAGCTCGGGCGTCTCCATCGAGGGCTCGGGCGAGTCGACCGGCGCCGCGGTACCGGTCCAGTAGCCTGGCCGGCTTGAAGGGCCGACTTGGGCGATGGCGCCCGAGGTCGGCATGAACCCGCTGCTCTCCATGTGCGTCTCCTCTTGCCCGGCCACCCGGCCGGCGTGCTGCTAGAACCAGAGCTCGTCGGTTAGCGTCAGCGGCTCGGCGAGACCCGCCAGGAGCCCGGGATTTGCCCTTTTCGCCAACGCAGAGCCGCGATCAGGTGCTGGGTGCCTCTTTGCTCGACTGGCCGCCATCGCGTCCTTCTGCGTTGGCGACGCCTCAGCCCGGAACCAGTCCGCGAGGCCCATCGGCAGGTAGCAGCCCGAGCAGTAGAAGTGCGCCGCCTCGGGTCGCCCGCAGTCCGGGCACCGCTGCGACAGGTGCCCCTCGAGGGCGGTCAGCTCCTCAGCCGTGACCGGCGTGTGGCGCTGCGCCGCGATGAACGCGACGCGCTCCGCCTCGCTCATCTCCACGCGGTTGGCCGGGATGGGATCGGGGCTCTCGAGGAGCGCAGGCGGGCCCTCGGGTTCGCCTCTGCGTCGGTCCCCCTGCCGGGTCGCCGCCGTTGCGTTTCCGTGTCCTGCGCTCCTCGAGAGCGGCGATGCAGCAGTCCGGGAGATTCGCCGGGTCACGCGAGTGGCGGCGCGACGGCGGGGCGTCACGGCGCGTAGACCTTCACCGGCAGCCGGCGCTCTTCGGCACGCTTGACCCACTCGGGCCGGTCGTCGCCCTTGCGGCACGCCTCGCAATTCCCGAGCACGATCCCGAGGCGCACGTGGTGCTCGTGGACGCGCTCGGCCCACGACTTGGCGGGGGCGGGGCTAGGCAGCGCGGCCATGGCCAGGCTCCAAGATCCCGTCGGCGCAGCCCGCGCTCACGCGCCCGGCCATGCGCTTCGCGATCCGATCGGCGACCTTCAGGAGCTGGTCGAGCGCCTTGGCATCGGAGAGCTGCCCCCAGTCGCCGGAGCCGAGGGCCGCTTCCCAAAGGGGGGCGGCAGCGCGGCGGCGGAGCTCGCGCACGCCGACCTGGAACTCGACGGCGGCTTCGTCGACGGCGAGATGGCGGGCCATCAGGCGGCCCGGCCCTGCCGGCGGGCGGGGATGCCGCACCGCTCGAGCCAGCGGGAGACGGTGCCCTTCGTGACGCCGAGCTCGGCGCCCACTGCGTCGACCGTCAGGCCCCTGGTTACGTACAGCTCGGTGAGGAGCTCGTTGATGGGCTTCCCGTGCGCCGCCTCGAGGACCTGCATCTCGCGGGTCCGGATCAGGGTTCGCGACACCTGGATGGTCATCAATCCTCCGACGGCAACTTGTTGTTGCTAGGGGGGATTGTCGCGCTAGGATGCTGTAGTTGTCAAGGGGGAAACTTCACGGTACTGGAACTTGTTGCCCATTCGGCCACACCTTGTGGTTATGACCACCGATCCCGCGCTCGAGCAACGACGCCGCGGCTTCTGGCTGCGCATTGCGCGCGAGCGCGCCAATCTCTCCCAGGAGGACGCCGCCAAGCAGATCGGCCTCTCGGGGAAGTCGAAGTCGACGATGTCGGCATGGGAGGCGGGGACCCGTGAGATCCCGGCGTCGAAGCTCGCGGCGCTCGCGCGGCTCTACGCAGTCCCGGTGGAGCGCTTCATGGAGCCCGCGCCGGCCGCGTTCGAGGCGATCGACGAATGGCTCAATGCGACGGTGATTGCGGCATCAGCTCTTGAGCGCGCGGATTGGGCGCGGGCGGAGGAAGCTGGCCAAGGGCCTGGAGACGAGCCCGCCGCTGGGCTCGGTAGACGCTCAGCATGAGCTCGGAGAGGATCGCTTCGAGGACCCGTGGATCCGTGACGGGCTGCGCGCGTTCGACCATGAGACCACCCCTCAGCAGCGACGGCGGATTGGGCCGGCCGGCGCCGGGGGTATGCCCGGTCGAGCGGTACAGCATGCTCCAATGCAAACGGACGCTCTAGGGGAGTTGTCCACCGGGGATGCACCGGCGCCTATCAGCGGCGCGCGGACGCAACGGATCCGCTGGGCCGTCCCGCGCGTGCTCGCGGGCGTCCTGCTGATCGTGGCCGCGTGGGAGTGCGTGCTCCTGCTCCAGTGGCTCGACGGCCGGTGGGGCACCTCGCCCGGCTCCGATTTCCCGTGGCTCCGCGACGTTGGCCGCCGCTGGCTCGACACCGGGTCGTTCTATCTCCCCAGCCAGCTCGCCGGGCCATATGAGATCGTCAAGATGCGCGATGTTCTCTACCCGCCGACCGCGCTGTACCTCTTCGTCCCGTTCGTGTGGCTGCCCGCGATCCTCTGGTGGATCATCCCGCTCGGGACGCTCGGCTATGCGTTCCGGCGCTGGCGACCCACCGCATGGACGTGGCCGCTGCTCGCCTTCGGCCTCGTGTGGCCCCAGACGCAGGGCGCGATCCTGCTGGGCAGCACCGACATGTGGATCGCGGCGGCGATCGCAGGCGGCTTCCTGTGGGGCTGGCCTGCCGCGATCGTGGCCCTCAAGCCGTCATTCCTGCCGCTGGCCCTCGCCGGGGCGCCGCGTCGGCTCTGGTGGGCGGGCTGGGCTGTCATGGCGCTCATCAGCCTGCCCCTGCTCCCGCTCTGGGCAGACTACCTCGTGACGCTGCGGAACTCGGGCATCCCCTGGACCTACTCGCTCCTCAATCTGCCCTTGCCGCTCATGCCGGTCATGGCGTGGGCCGGGAGGACGCGCGAGCGCCGCGCCTAGAGCACCGCCGCGCGCGCGACGTGGCCGCGGAGCGCGATCGAGCGTGGCCAGAGCAGGAATGCCCTGATGCCCTCCGTGTCGTCCAAGAGGTTGATGTACCCCGGGACCGCGGCGCCGCTCGTGCCCGGAATATACGGCGACGCCCATGTGGCGGACAGCGACCAGTAGCGATGAAAGACCTCGGCGTCCGGGATCGGGACGACCGAAAAGCCGAGAGTGAGGAGATTGGCTCCGAAGTCCGCGCTCGAGACGATCTCCGTCCACGCGGCGCCATCGTCGGAGACCTCGATCGAGAGATAGCCCCAACTCCGGCACATCACCCCAACGGCGCAAAGCGGCGGGTAGTAGGCCCCGAGGTCATAGATCCACCGCGCCTTGATGGTTTGCCCGTTCCACCAGGCGGACGCTCCGGCGACTCCGAAGTCCGAACCGTTGTTGGGCGTGCCGTAGATCGGCTGCGACCCCCAGGGCACTCCCCACCCGACGATCGAGGGAGGGACCCCGGGAGCGGCGATCGAGAACTCCGCGAACAGACCAGCAGGCGAGGCTGCCGGAGCATAGCCATAGACGTAGCGGAAGGGCTGCGTGACCGTCCCGCCGAGGATGTCGACCGGGAAGTCGCCGACGATGTTCGGCCAGTCGCGACAGGCGCCGAGGATCACTCGGCGGCTCGCCGAGATCGTCGCCTCCGTCACGGCTTGTACTTCCTCGTCACGGTGACGAGGAAGCCGACCAGCGCGTTCGGAGCCGCTGGTGCCTTCACGACGCGCGTCACGACGACCGGGTTGGAGATCGCCTCGTCATACGTCGTCGGCGTCACTCCATCCTGGAACGTCCAGCCCGGCGGAGGCACCCAGAGCATCCGGAATGCCTGCAGCAACGGGTCGACGCGGTGCTGCGTGATCCGGCATCGCCAGTACCAGAGGGAGAGTCCCTCGGGCGAGAGCATGTCGGCGGAGTAGGTCCGGCCGGCGTCCGTCCCGGTCGCCGGCGAGAACCCGATGTCGCCGGAATACTGGTCGTCGATCAGAGTCCGCGAGCGGATCGTGAACGGCTTGGGCTTGGGCTTGTTGACGACGGCGACGACCTTCTTGACCTTCGCCGCCTGGACCGGGTCGGGGGCGCGCGGGGCCGGCGCGAGGCGCGCGGCCATCCGCGTCCGGGGCTCGTTCACGGCAGCCATTGGAGCACCACCTCCGTCTCGCCGTCCCCCGTGCTCCACCCGATCGCCCGCCCGGTCCCGCTCCAGCGGCCGGGCGCTCCCTCCGTGGCGACGTTCACGGCGTGCGTCGAGCCGTAGGCGATCGTCAGCTGGTCGTCGCGGAAGTGGGCGACATGGACGCCGACGTCGATGCGCGGCCGGGACAGCTCCGCGAGCTCGTCGGCGGCCCACTGCTCGCCCTCGGGCCAGGTGTACGGGAACGGGAAGCCGGCCCATGCCCCGACGCCCTCGCGCCCGACCGGAGCTCCGGCCTCGTGGATGATCGCCTCGGTCCCAAGTTGGCCGCGGACGACGTGCCAGAGCGTGCCGAGCATCGAGAGCACGAGCACGACCTCGCGGTTCGAACCCTGGTCGATCCAGGCGAGGAACGGGAAGGCGGAGAGCTCCGCGTCCGGATCCGGGAAGCCCATGATCGAGTCGACCTCGAAGTCGGCGTCGCCCGCCGAGATCCCGGTGGTCAGCGACGTCGTCGCGTCTCCGCCGACGTCAAAGCTCGCGATGTGCCAGCGCGGCCGGCTCGTCTCCGCGCCGTTGAACACCGTGAGGGCCGACTTGAGTATCCCGATCCCGTCGCGGCGCGGGTCGTAGTCGTCGATGCGGTCGAGCTCAAAGTCGTATGCCTTGCCGATCAGCGAGCTCCCGTCGCCGGCGACCTGGTCGACCGCGGCATCCGCCCCCATGTCGACGAGGTGATTGGTGGAGTCCGCCGGGTCGATCCAGTAGTTGAGCGCCCAGTCGCCGTTGATGATCCGCCGGAGATAGCGGTATCGCTTCGCGACCGGGTCCCAGATCCGGACCGAGTACGGATCCACGAACGCGCCCGTGGGGCCCTCCGGGGCCCGCGAGACGATCCTCCCGCCGCTCACCTTGTAGACCGTCACGCTGGCGACCGCGTTCCACTTGATGAGCGCGGCGCCGACGACCGTCGGGATCGCCCACGTCCAGACCGACTGGACGCCCGTGACCCGATCATAGGCGACCACCAGCCACTCGCGGAGGTTCGACACCACGTTCTTGTCCGAGATCATGACCGCGGACGCCGGCACGTTGTCCTGCAGCTCGACCAGCTGGAGGCGCGTCCTCCACGCACGCCGCGAGAGCGAGTCCTTGCCCGCGTTCGTCGGCTCGAACTCGGCCGGCGGACCGAGGAATGCCCAGCCGTCATGCCAGGGCCGGCCTTCGATGTCGTGGACGGCGCGGAGAAAGCTCCGGTAGAGCTCCCAGATCCACGCCTGGATCGCTGCGCACTGCGCTGCCACGGCGGCCTTGCTCAGCCCCCAGTCCAGCGACTCTTCGAGGACCTGGCGCATCCGGCGCTCGCCCGGGTCGACCGAGACTGTCGCCTCGGGCGTCACGTCGAGCAGCGCCCACTGCGCCCACTCCGGCAGGCACTTCGCGAGGTCGGTGGTCAGGCCGCGCAGTCGGATCGAGAACACCAGGGGCGTCGGGTCCTCGACCACCTGAGCGCCGGCCGTGACGTTGCCGCCCGGCCCGTCGTAGATCGCCGCTCCGGCGCCGGCGGCGAAGCTGTCGCGGGCCCGGAGGATGGGCACCAGGCGGTTGCCCTCGAGCCGGCTGTCCCATGCGATCTCGGTCCGGCTCCGCCCGATGATCGTGTCGAGGCAGGAGAGGGTGTCGGTGTCGACGTCGATGTCGCCGCGGAACGGTCGCGAGCCCTGCAGGTCGAGCTCCCACTGCGCCTCGCCGTTCGTCGCGCGCAGGTCGTTGTGGATGCCCATGATCCGGGCGTAGACGCCGGTCGCCGGCGTGTCGTCGCCGACCTCCTCAGTCAGGGTGATCGCCAGGCCGTCGCGCAGGACGGTGAACGGGTCCTTGCAGGTCACCTCCTGGATGCCCTTCGCGGAGACCTGCGGGCTCATCGTCCCCCACCAGGGCGTCTCGCCCGCGACGCTCTGAAGGCGGACCAGACGGTCCGACGCGATCAGGCCGATGTCGGGCGAGTGCCGGGAGACGTTGAACGTCATGCCGCCCTCGTTCGTGACCCTGCGGCTGCGGAGGTAGCGGACCGGCTCGATCGTCACGTTGAACGCGGCGATCGAGCCGAGGTAGCGGCCGGCCTTGTCGAAGACCATGAGCGGCAACCAGAGCAGTGGGACGTTCTGGATGAGACCGCCACCACTGGACGTCGGCCCACCAGTCGTGGTGGTGCCAGCGATCGGCGGCGTGCCGGAGATGCCGGTCGCGACCACCGTGATCTGAGGGACGTTGATTCCGGCGAGGGTGCCGCCGAACGTGATGACGAGATCGGCCGTGTTCAGCGGTCCGCCCGTGATCGTGATGTCTCCGGGGGCGAGGTTCGAGAGGGCCTCGAGGGCCGCCTGCGCGGTGGCCGCGTTGGCCGTTCCGGTAATCGCCCCGGTTGACTGCCCGTCGAAAGTGAGCACGTAGCTCGTGACGGGGCCGCCAGACGCGATGACCTGGACCTCGTTGGCGAGTGGCGCCGAGCCGAGCAGATCGAAGAGCTGGCGCAGCGAGGCGCCGACCGCGTCCGTCAGGAAGTCGAACGGCTGAGAGAGCGTCGACCCGACCGGCCCCGTGAGATCGAACAGCTGGTGAAGGGTGACGCTGACGTCCGGCGCGAGCAAGTCGAACGGCTGGGAGAGCGCGGACGAGACCGCGAGCAAGTCGAACAACTGGTGGAGGCTCGCGAGGGATCGCGTGACGCTCGGCGTCGGGATGACCAGGGCGATCGCGACCGGGCTCGGGACCAGCGTCCGGATGCCGCCCGTCAGGACCGGGACCGGGATGAAGAGAGGGATGGCGACCGGGCTCGGGGCGAGGATAAAGGTGATCGTAGGCGTCGGGATGACCAGGGCGATCGCGACCGGGCTCGGGACCAGCGTGCCGAGGAACGGCGCCGGGATCGCGAGGTGGATCGCGACCGGGCTGGGATGCAGCGCTCGCGGGCGATCGATCGCCGGGACCGGTACGACCAGCGCGATCGCGACCGGCGCCGGCGTCAGGACATAGGCGGTCTCAGGCCCGACGAGCCCGCCGCCCGGCCCGACGAGCCCGCCGCCCGGCCCGACGAGCGCCCTAGTCATTGGCTAACTGATCTCGGCCATGAGCGCAGCCCCGGCGTTGGCGAGCTCGAACCTCGCCCTGACGGGATAGCCCTGCGAGTAGCCGAGGAGCGCCCCGACGATCACGCTACCAGGGGCACCGCCATGTGGCGGGCCGACCATCGGGATCGAGGTCCAGATGCTGCCGTAGATGGAACTCGTATTGTCGCAGCCCGATCCGACCACGATGATGTGGCCCGCGGTCGACGCCGCGAGATCGAGCGTTACGTTGTTACCGGGGTTGTTGCCCGAGGCCGTCACGCCAGCCGTTCGCGTGAGCGTGTCCGTGATCTCCATCGCGATCATGCTGCAGTTTGACCCTGCAAGCGTCCAACTGATCGTGGCTCCACCGGCCCCGCCAGCCACCGACCCGACCCAGATCGCATAACGGCTCCCCGCCGTACTCGTGAAGGCGAGGATCTGCGTCCACGTCGTGTTGGTCGAGGTGACGGCCGAAACCTGCCCCGTCGTCGCATCAAAGACGAGGATGATCGAGTGCCCGTTCGCCGGAGCGGCGTCGAGCGTGATGCTCGTCACAGCACCGGCGCTGGCGCCTTTCATCTGAACCAGCACCGGGACGGCAGGTGCTCTGGCCGCTGGCAGAGCGAACACCGTGCACCGCTTGTCGGTGATCTGACCGCTGCTGATCGCCGTGTCGCTCGCCGGGACGTCGACCATCGCGAGCGCGACGTGGCCGCTCGGCAGATCGGGAGGCTTGGGTGAGGCGGCCGCCGTGCCAGCGGTGACGGTCTTGGTGCCCGTCGCGCTGGCGGAGACGAGGTCGATCCGCGGGTTCGTCCCGTCCGCGGTCGTGATCGTGACGTTGCCAGCGGTCACGGCGACGGACGCGGCGCCGGCCGCCGGCTGGATCGACCCGGCCGCGACCGCGAGCGTCATGTCCGGCGAGCCCTGCGCGGTGACGCCACAGCCCGTCAGGACGCCGGTCCCAGCGAGCGCGGCGACCAGGATGGCGATGTCGGTCGAGTACCACGGCGACTGGCGAGCCGGGACGCCGGCGACGTCCTGGCCGGGAATTGTGAATGGCATGGGGAGCCTCCTACAGCTGTGCGATGCCCTCGCCATTCCAGGCCACGGCCACGTTCGATCCGTTCCCATCGAACGGGAAGCCGCCCGAGTCGATGAAGAGGATCGGGATCGAGTCAGCGTCGTTCGTCACGAACTTGTAGACGACCATCCCGACCGCCTGCCGGGTCCCGACGCCGAGCGTCGACCAGGTGATGTCGTCGGCGTCCATCTCGGCCCGGTTGTTCGGGTCATCCTCGTTCGTGGCGATCCCGGCGAACGTCTTGCGGGCGTAGCTCGCGCCGTTGTACTCGTCGAGCGTCCCGATCCCGGAGATCGTCGCGGCGTCCTGGTCCGTGTCGGCCGTCGTGTTCGACATGACCAGCAGGACGCGGATGTCGGAGGTGTGCCAGGTGAGGGTGCTCCGGGCGATGCCGTACTTGGCTGGCGTGTACGCGAAGCTCATGGCGTCTCCTTTAGATCGCTTCGGTGGCGAGCGGTAGATCCTGGGCTCCAGCCGTCGCCGCGGCAGACCAGGTGACCTTCTCCCAGATGCCGTAGTTGTCGCTCGCGGCGAGCGCCGGGAGCCGGAGCCCGGCTGACTTCGAGGCCGCAGCGAGCCAGAGGAAGCAGGACGCCTTGCCGATCCCGATCGTGCCTCGGGTCGTCCCGCCCGAGCCCTGCTTGATCGTCACGATCCGGCTCGCCGAGACGGTGGTGTGGAAGCCGAGCACCTCCGCGAAGGTCGCGACCGAGAGGACCGCCGAGGCGCCCGTCAGGACGACTGTCTCCTTGGTCGGCGAGGTCCCGACGATCCCGTAGATGTCGACTGAGCGGGTGTCGGCCGCGTCTGACGCGAGCGAGACCTTGGCGCCGGCGGACCAGGCGACCAGGATCCCCGTCGCCGAGTCCGCGTCGTCGGCATCGTCGAAGCCGAGCCCGATGTAGCCGTCGCAGTGGGACGGGTCGGTCGAGATCCAGATCGAGGGCGGCCCATAGGCGTCGCTCGCGTGCTCGTTGGCGAGGAAGATCTTGCGGTACTCCGTCCCGCCGGCGATCCGCGACGAGCTCGAGACGTCGGCGAGCACGTTGTTGTCCGTCGCCGGGACGATCTCCGTCGCGCTCCGAGCTCCGCCCGACGACGGCCCACTCGAACTCAAGAACCAATGCAGGTCGGATCCGTCCATGTCAGCTCCAGGTTGGGTCGGGGGCGATGGCCTTGGCGGTGCAGAGCCCGGTCTCGGTATCGACGACGAGGCCGGCGTCGAAGTACACGGCGACGCTCTTGCCGGTGTCCGTCTCGCCGGGCCGCGCGCGGGTGTACGTGTGGACGCCGGGCGCCGTGCGGGCCTTGGCGATCGCGAGGTCGCCCGGGCCGAGGGTCGGGTCCATGAAGTTAAGGCTGGTGATCAGGAACGTGAACCGGCCGGGCGTCGGCTGCTGGCGGTTGAACACCGGGGTTCGCGCCTGCATGTCGGTCAGGAGCACGGTCGCCCCGAAGTCGGCCTCGGCCTCTGGGACGGTGCAGACGAACTTGTCGGCGTCGTTGAAGTCGGTCCCGTCGATCTTGTGGATCCAGCGCGTCGCAGCGGTCATCCCTGCACCGCCGCGAGGAACCGGAGGCTCTGCACGAGGCTGAACTCGTCGTGCGCGTCGGCGATCTCGACGTGCTCGATGTTGATGCGCTGCTCGCGCGCGCCGGCGGCTTGGCCCCCGCCCGGCTGGGCGCTCATCGCCGACTGCCCACGATCGACGTAGGTCAGCATTGCGCGGTCCACGTAGGGGACCGAGGGCAGGATGTAGCCGTTCGTCTCGGGGATGAACAGCTCGGGGCGCTTCTCCCCGACGATGTATGGCACGCCTGCGCGGGCGGGGCCACCGTTCGCGAGTCCGCCGCCACCGCCGATGCTGACATGGATGCCGCCCACGGTGAGCTTCCGACCGGCCCCCAGCGTGAAGCCGTCCCCGAACGCTCCGCCTGCTGCCAGGCCCGCCAGCCGCGCGTCCGCCGCCGTCTTGTCGAGCTCGGCGATCACAGCGTCGTGCGCCGCCTTGGCGTAGGCGCGGATCGTCGGGTCCGCATCCTTCATCCCGGCAGCGAGTGCGTCCATCGCCTTCTTGCCGAGTGGTCCGCTTTCCCCCGCGATCGTCACCAGTCGGTCGAGGATCGCCTCCTTGGCCGCGATGGCCTGGGCACGGACCGCCGGGCGGCTGTCCCCCAAGCCCGCGGCCAGTGACTTGCTCGTCAGCTCACCGACGAGCCGTGCCGCCTCTGCCTGGGGCGTCAACTCCGACTTCATCAGCGCCAGCATCGTGGTGAAGGCGTCGAGCGGGGCTTTCTCGGCCGCGACGATGCCCTCCGCCATCGCGGTCATGCTCTCGACGCCGGTGGCGTGGCCCTGCCTGTGGGCGGCGTCCATGACGCCCTTGAGGCCGGTCCCGAAGGTGGCGACCAGCTGGTCGACGGGGATGGGAGCGTTGAGCCCAGCCCTCAGGATCCCCCCGACCTCGGCGACGAGCCGCTTCGCGCGGTCGATCATCGCGGCCGGATCGATCGTCGGAGTCACGGTCGGCGCCACTGCCCCGGTGAGAGCAGCGTTCCGGCGGATCTGCTCCTCGTTGCTGACGCCCTGCTCGCCGACAGGGTGTATGCCCGCGTTCGGCGCAAGCGCGCCCTGCCCCGAGAAGAGGTCGGGCACGTTGAAGCCCCACCCGGACGTCTGCCGCTTCCACTCGTCGCGGACGGACACCAAGATCGCAGCGATCGTGATCGGGACCGCCAGCAGGAGCGCGCCCTGCATCGCCGCCCCGATCGTGGTGCCGATCGCCGTCCCGGTCGTCATCCAGGCCTCGACGCCCGCGGCCCCCAGGAGCGGCCCGACGATCTTCGAGATCAGCAGTGCGCCCGCTCCTCCGAGCCCGCCCGCGATCGCCGCGAGCATCTTCGGACCGAACGCTGCGGCGACCATGAGCAGCGGCCCGAACTGGGTGCCGAAGTCGGCGAGCGCGCCCCCGACCTTGTGCAGCACCAAGGTCCACTTGTCGCTCCAGGACAGCGACGCCTCGGCCGCCCTGTCCGTGGCGCCGGCGGCCTCGCCCATCGAGATCGTGAAGTCCGCGAGCGTCCCAGCCCCGAGCGCGGTTGCCAGCTGCGGCCCGGCTCGCTGCCCGAAGAGGTCGACCGCCTTGGCCGCCCGGGCGAACGGGTCGGTCGTCGCCGAGATGTCGGCGATCAGCGCCTTGAGCTCCTCCGGAGACTTCACCTTGGAGAGCGCGATCGCAAGAGCTTGCGGCGCCTTCGCGGCGTCGATCCCGGCCGCGTTGAAGAGGTTGAGCAGCGCGATCCCGTCGTCGACCGTCATGTTCGCCGCGGTCATCGCCGGCGCGAGCTTCGACAGGCTCGCCGCCGACTCCGCGACGGATCCGCCGAACCGCTGGTGCGAGAGCACCAGCTTGTCCATGAGCATGGCCGAGTCGGTCGCTTTCAGGCCAAACGCATCGAGCACGTCATCGAAGCTGGTCACGGCCTGCGCGGCATCGATGCCCGTGGCCGTGCTGAACTTGAGGAACTTCTCGGTCGTCGCGTCCGCCTCTGCGCCGGTGAGGCCGAGGTCGTTGTGGACCTTCGCCATGGCGGCGCTGATCGCGTCGAAGCCCTGCAGGTTGTTCTGGTACATCCCGGCGAGCGCGTGCTCGGCCTTCGCCGCCTCCGCTGCTGTCATCCCGGTGTCTGCCTGCAGCCTGCGCGTCGCGGCGTCGAGCTGGTTGGCGCCGGTGAGTGCCAGGCCGAAGGCGGCTCCCGCCGCGGTGGCGAGAGCGGCGAAGACCTTGCTCGGCGTGAAGAGGCCGGAGATCCGATCGCCGCTCGCCTTGGCCTTGGCCTCTGCCTGCGTGAGAGCAGCGTCGTAGCCCGACGTGTCGCCGCCGATGGCGATGTACGCGTCGAGCAGCTTCAGGAGACCGCCGCCAGCCGCCATCGCTCAGTGCTCCCGGAACCTGACGGTGCCGGGGAACTGAGCCGCCATCTGGGCCATGGCCGCGCGGTACTCCGCGACGGTCTGCGTCTGGGGCGGCCCAGAGTCACGACGTCGGGCGTTCCATGCCCGCGCCGCCTCCGGGTTGCGGGCCATCGCATAGCCCTGGTTCACTGCGAGCGTCATTCGGTCCAGGTCCGCCTCTGCTTCGCGCTTGCGGCGCTTGAGGAGCTTGTCGATCAGGAGGCTGAACTGGCGCGGGGTGAGCGAGGCTTCGAGCTCTTGGGGGCCTCGGAAGGCGGGCCAGCTGGAGAGGGCGAGCTCGTAGAGCTCCGCAGCAGTTGCAGCACCGTTGGGATCAGGATGGCCGGCGGCACCTTTCGGAGCAGCTCGGCGATCTGAGGGAAGGCCTCATCGAGCACCGCCTTGAGCCCGGTCCAGACCTCGCGCTCGCTGGCATGGCTCCCGATCCACTCGGCGCCGCCGAGCGACCCGGCCTCGTCATAGGAGACCAGCAGGTCGATGTGCTGGTCGGTCATGGCCGCGACGGTCGCGACGAGCTTCGTCCAGTCATCGGCGCTGCCCGCGAGTGACGTCAAGCCCGCGCCGATCGTCTCGGCCAGGCCCTTCTTCCACGCGCGGTTGCGATCGATGGTGAGGGGGGCCACGTACTTCGCGTGGCCCCCCAGGACGATCCGGATCCCTGCGCGGGTCAGGATCTCCTCTTCTTCGGCAGGCGTCAGCTCGGGCATCTGCCCTTACCCGACGATCCAGCGCCAGGGCAGCTCGTCCGGATGCGCCGGATCCCCCATGGCCGTGAGCTCGACGAGGAAGCTCGACCAGTCGTCATCGCTGAACGGGATGTCCTGGTTGACGACCGAGATCGCGTCGTCGAGCTCGAAGCGCAGCGGCAGGCCGTCGATCCCAACGCCCAGCATGACCACGTTCTTGTAGGCCGAGCTCGGCATCCGGCCGGCCTTCGGCTGGACCGTGACCTGGGTTGTGCCGGTGACGTCGGCGCCGGGCAGCACCCAGGAGAACTTGGATCCCGAGAACTCGTAGACGCGGAAGACGGCCTTGCAGACCGCCGACTTGACGTACAGCAGGCCCTTGATCGGGCCCCGGGCGCCCTGGGGGCGGATCTTGTCGGCGTTCGTCTCGTACTCGACCGTGATCTTGGGCGCCTCGAACATCGTGCCGGCTTCCTCACTGTCGACGGTGAGCGATGTCGGCGCTCCGAAGAACAGCAGCCCCGGCGTGATCGCGATGGCCATTGGTTTCGAGCCTCCTTGCTGGTTCGGGACTGTCAGGGCAGCGTGATGACGGCGATCAGGACCGCCACGTCGCTGACATCGATCCAGAGGCCACCATCAGCCCCGGAACCGTGCGACCAGCCCGCGGCCTTGAACGGCCCGAACAGGGCGGACTCACCCTGGCCGATGCTGTAGGTGGTGATGTCGCCGACCCGGCCGTAGGCGTCCGAGACGGACGTGAAGGTCACGGTCTTGGCCCCGGCGAAGGTATTCCGGAGAAGCACCATCGTCTTGTTCTCGACGATCGGGGTGTAGTTGCCCGTCGCGATGTCGCCGGCCTGTTCCGCGAGGTCGCGCGTGTTCGCCCCGATCGGGAGCGACGGGTAGGCGCCGGGGGTGGTCTGGGCTGCGACGAGTACGCGAGCCATGGTTCTGGTCCTCCTGCTTCTGGCCTAGGCCATGATCTGATCGACCATCACCAGGTCGAACACGCCGAATGCCCGCCACCAGCCGGTGTCGGGATCCTCGAATGGCTGCTGCAGGCCCGTCTCCTCGAAGACCCGGAAGATCCCTGCGCCGTTCTTGACCAGGGGCCCCAGCCGGTGGAGCAGCTGCGCCGCGGTGAGGTACATCTCGACCGCCCCATCGGCGTCGAGAGCCCAGGCCGTGAAGTTCACCCGGGCCGGGTTGTAGGCCGGGCCCGTGCGGTGGTGGAGCGCGCCACCCTCGCTCACGACGATGAACGGCGGCAGGTCGTCGGCATGCCGTGCGTTGGCACGGACCGTGACGGCGGCGAGCGCCGTCCCAGGGACGCGCTCGAGGAGGACGTCGCGGAAGCTCGCCAGCGAGTCGACATATGTCGGGCTGGTCATTCGCCGACGTGCTTTCGTGCGCCCGCGGCGATCAGCGCCGGCGCCTGGGACTTGAGCCCGAGGAGCGCCGGCACGAGGGTCGGCCGGGCCGCCATCTTGACCGTGCCGAGGTCGACGAACCCGCCGTAGCCCGAGTTGCTCCCGACGAACACGACCATGCCGGAGCCGGCCGGGTACTCGGGCGGGACGTTGCCGTTCTCGTCGGTCGGCTCGCCACCGATGCGGGTGCCATCGAGGTACGCGGCCGTGTGGTAGGACCGTCGCAGGGTGCCCCCGATCCGCGCCGTGCCGGCCTTCGTCTTCGGCCCCGTCATGAAGCTGCGATGCCCGCCGCGCACGACGGCGTCCCGCTTGGCCGCGCCCTCGACCGCGTAGCCGAAGTTGAGCAGGCCGTAGGCGCTCGCCTCGCGGGCGAGCTTGATCGCCGCGGGATGACGCACGATCCGCGTCGTCATGGCGACACCCGGCGCAGATCCGCCTCGAGGTGGCGACCGCGGCCGCCGGCGTCCCGCGGGAGGCCGATGAGCTCGTAGACGAGGGCGCCGCACTTCAGGCGATCGGGCGCCAGCAGGCGCGACGTCGCCGCGGCGATCGGCAGGAATGCGATCGCATCGCTGAGGGCGACCCCGCCGAGCTCGCCCGTCGAGACTTCTTTCGCCGCGCGTTCCTGGAGGTTGCCCTTGATCGTCGCGGTGTCGTCGACGTAGCCCTTGACGAGGTTGCCTCGGGCGTTGGCGGTCCCGCTCTCGATGAAGCGGCTGATCGTCAGGGTGTGCCGGAAGCGTGCGGCGATCGCCATCAGACGACCCCTCCGCCGACCAGGTGTGCCACGCCCATGATCGCCAGGAGGGCAGAGCGCGGCGGCAGGCCGGCCAGGGCAGGGAAGTAGCTCTCCGCGTCCTGTCCGGTGCTGTAGGACGCCAGGCCAGCGCTGCGGTCCCGTTCCTCCCAGCGGGTCTTGCCCCAATCGAGACAGGCCTGTGGGAGCTGGGCCGGGATCTCGCCGGTGGTCGTCCAGACGACGTGGATGTAGTCGGGATTGCGCAGCCACCGCGCAGGCGGCCCATCCCAATAGCCGCTCGATCGGAGCGCTATCACTCCGCGATCGGCATCCTCGAGGCGCCACAGTTGCGCCTCGTATGGATCGTCCTCGGTCGCGTCGAAGTGGACCCGGGCGATGCTGGTGATCGAGGCGACCGGGCCCCACGGCAGGGTGAACTCGCGCTCGCCGTGGATCCGGATGACCTGGTCGTAGGAGCCGCCACCGTCGCCCTCGAAGGCGCGATGGGTCAGCCGGCGGATCTCCGCGTTGATCGCGTTGAACAGCAGGCTGACAGCGTCAACCTCGGGATCTGTCGCGGCCACCCCAAGGTAGTCACGGAAGACCTCGAACTCGATGACGGCTCCCACGGTCTAGGAGCCTCCGACCTTGGCGCTCGGCGGCAAATCGCCGAGCGTGATGGCCCCCGGAGCGGGCGGCGCGTCGGCCTTGACGACGCTGGGTGCGGCGACCTGCCGCTTCTCCGCGGCCGCGATGGCCGTCGAGAGGTGCTTTGCCGTGCCCGTGGCCGGGATCCCGAGCTCCTTCGCCCTGGCCCGAAGCGCCTTGATGGCGTCCAGTCCGGAGGTGGAGTGCGCCCGGGCCGGCGCCGGGGCGGTCGGCTTGGCGGTGCCGACGACCGTGAGCTCGACGGCATCGGCGGGAGAGACGTGCGGATCGGCGAGCAGGATCTTGGCCAGCTCGGCGCTGGCCTCGAACGGCTCGCCCCGCTTGACGATCTGACGGCCGGTCCCTGACCCGAAGGTCAGGGACGCTCCGCCGAGGTACACGAGCGTTGCCATGGCTGTCGGCGCTACGCCGTCAGGCCGTAGATGTCGGCGATCCCGGCATCCTCTTCGATGATCGGGTCGTCGCTGAGGAACCATGCGTAGAACCGCTTGTCCTCGCGGATCGCCTCGCGGCCCTCGGTCGTCTTGCGGTACCGGATCTCCCGGGCGTAGACGACGATGAAGTTCTTCGTGGCCGAGAGGAGGATCCGGTCGTTCGGCATCGAGGGGATCGTCGTGATGGCGATCCCGAGCGGGCCGCGGGTCGCGCCGGTGCCGAAGAGCGCGGCATCGCCCGCGCCGGTGGCGCGGTTGGTCAGGTACTCGAGCCAGCGAGCCTCGTTGGTCGGGCTCATCAGCCAGCGCATCTGGTCCGACTGCGCCTTGTACTGGTCCGGCAGCGCCTCGTAGGCGCCGAAGAAGTGCCCCTTCGAGAGGGCGCCGGCGGTGATCGTGCCGCCGTTGATCCGATGGGCCGTCCCGCTCAGCTCCAGCTGGCGGAGCCAGCCGCGGTTGAGGTTCAGGAACGGATCGAGGCTCGTCTCGTCGCCGTTGAAGTGCAGGTCCTCGAGGTCGCGGCCGACCTGGCCCGTGACCGTGTTCAGCCAGTGGTCCTCGAAGCCTTCCTGCTCGATGTTCTCCTCGAGGACCTCCTCCTCGATCTCGCTGTCGACGCGATAGCGAGCGATCGCGTAGGCGACGTCGCCGAACGTCGGCTTGACGAGGACCGAGTCGTCGACGCCGGCGTGCTTGGCACGCAGGATCCGGCCACCGATCCCCATCTTCGCGATCGTCCCGACCATCGCCCGGCGACGCTCGCTCCGCTGGAGCTGCGTGAACGGGGTCGAGACGTAGACCCGATCGAGGAATGCCGAGCTCTGCTCGGCGGACAGGAGGCCGGAGGCCGCCGTGAAGTCCCCGGTCCCGATCGGCCCGGCCGCCTTGCGGAGCAGTGCCGCGTTGGTCAGCATGTTCGTGTTCTCCCTCGCGGCCGTGGCCGCCTTCCTGGTGGCCTGCTACTCGGTCGTGAGGCGGGCGTACTCGATGAACGC